GAAATTACTTCTTGGTAAATTACTTACATTTATTAAACCAACTCTCATTGCAAGAGAACTGATAAATCTTTCCATACCACTTGATAGTTCTAGTGGCCATTGGTTAACATCATCATACACGATATTACTATTAATGTTTTTTCCGTCCATATCCAATGACATTTGGAAATCAACTAGTTGTCCTAAGATGTTGTTTATTTCTCCTTCAATCGTTGGTATTGCTTTTTCTAACAATTCATAAGGAACACTATCTCGCCTAACAGCATCTAAATAATAACGATATGCTTGATTTTTGTTTTCTAATTCTTCTATTTCTTTAATTTTGTTATTGATGTTTTTCATCTCACTATCACCAACCTTTATGTCAGCGTGAACTTCTGTTATATCACTAGTTAAGTTTACTATAACATTGTCTACATCATCTAAATCATTTTGAACAACTTGAATATCTTCTTTTATCTTTTTATTGTATTTGATATTACTTTTTTGTTCATTATATTGTTTTATATCTTGTTCAATAGTTTCAATTGACGAATTTATATTTTTCTTTCGTTCTTTAAAATATTGTAGATTAGTTTTTAGTTCTCTTTCTCTAAATTCTGCTTCAACTAAACTTGATTTGTATTTATCATATTTTTCTTTCTGCTCAATAATAGGATTTAGTGCTTCTATTTCTTCATCCATTTTGTTCTTTTTTTCAAGATAGGCTGCCGCTAGCTCTTTATCTTTTTCCAAGTTCTTTTCGGTTTCCCTAGCGTCTATTGTTAATGGATTACTCATACAATGTTCACAATCTTCGTCCCAAGTAACACCTTTTAATTTTTCAGTCTTGTCTAATTTGTTTCTAACTTCTACTTTTAATTTATCTATTTCGATTTGAAACTCATCTCTACTTTCTTGTAAAGTTTGAAGTTTTGAATATTGTTCATTTATATTATCGGATTCATATTGAGTAATATTAGTTTCTATTTCATCTAATAAATTATTTATATCATTAAATTCTGATTTTGTATTGTCTATGTCTTTAATAACCTTTTTAAACTCATCACCTTGATTAATTAAATTGTCTGTTAGTTCATCAATGTCTTGTATGTTATCGTCAACAACTTTTAATTTTTTATTTAAGTTAATAACTTTAGTATTTAACTTACTTTGTTTTTCTACTTGTTTTTCTTTTTTAGAAAGTAAGTCTGTTTGTTTAACTTGTAATAAAGTAGTTTGTTTTTGTAGTTCTGCTAAATTTTTACTATAATCAACTTTATTAAAATCTCTCAATAAAGTTTGTGTTTCTGATATTTTATCGTTAGCTGATTGGTATAGTGAATCAAAAATATCTGTTCCCATAAATGTTGATAATAACTCTTTTCTTTCCTTTTGTGTTTT